TCTTCCAAGCTCCAATCTTGTGGTCTTTTCTCTTTTGACATAAGGCGTAAGCTTGGGCTCTCGGTAGCGGTGATGGATTCAGATTCTTGGGCTCGGGATTGTACCATCCACCTGTTGAGCGTGGAGTGACCAACCCCCAGCGAATCAGCCACCGCCTTTAACGTTGTATCGCCACTGCGACTGAAGGCCTTCTTCACTGCTTGAGCTTTGAACGATTGGGTAAATCTTGCTTTCATAATTTACTGCCTCTAACTGAAAATTAGAGGCGACAACTAGCCTGACACAGGGGGACACATACAACATTCCCTTTTATCTGGTACCGGTGTTGGAAACTGCCTGCTGTTCACATCAGTTCACTAATTGGCTGGCGGGCATTCGTGGTGGGCGCTTACTAATAGGTCGTGAGGCATTGAATGCTGAGCTAGGGAGGCTTGAGCACGCTAAGGCTCAAGCAACCCAGAAAATCCGCGACTTGAAGAAGATGATGGGAGAGTCGGATGAGACCTATTAGCAGGGGCGCGCTATGAGAGAGCGGCAGTTTTCAGTTAGGGAAATTGTTGACGCTACCGGGCTTAATCAATCGACGATTAGCCGCCGGGCCAACAAAGAGGCATGGCCTAACAAGACCGAGACGGTTGTGGGTGGAACACGTCAGGTCTATTCATTAGCCGATCTCCCCAAAGACATCCAGCAGCCACTGATCCTAGCAGAAGCTCGCCAAACCGCAGAAAAGCAACAAGAGCAATCTGACGCAGTATGGCAAGCCTATGAGCGCGCCGGAGCAAATGCTAAGGCAGAGGCTAAGCGTCGATTAGAGGCGTTAACCTTTCGCGAGGAGCTGATTTTTAGTGGCACGGGTAAATCTGCTGCTACCGATAAAGCCGCCGCTGAGTTTAGCGCAAACCGCGCCACCATTTACAAGTGGGTGGAATTGGTAAAAGGCATAGAGCGCAGCGACTGGCTTGTGCATTTGTTGCCGCAGCATGAAGGCAAGCCCAAGCGCAGCGCGGAATGTACACCTGAAGCATGGGACTTTTTTAAGGCCGATTATTTGCGCCTTGAACAGCCATCTATCGCGAGTTGTTACGAGCGGCTTAAGCGCACAGCCAAGGCAAACGACTGGGTAATACCCGCCGTTCGCACGTTTAATCGTTGGGCTATTGAACGGATCCCGCCAACGATACGCATATTAAGCCGTGAAGGTGAGCATGCGCTGTCGGGTCGTTTTCCCTCGGTTGAGCGCAGCGTAAGCAATATGCACGCGTTGGGATGGATCAACGGTGATGGCTACCAGCACAACGTGTTTGTTAAGTGGCCAGACGGCACGGTAGACCGGCCTAAAACGTGGTTTTGGCAAGATATTTATTCGCGCAAATTACTCGCCTATCGGGTAGACCTTACCGAGAACACTGACTCGATACGCTTGAGCTTTGGTGATTTGGTTGAGCAGTTTGGGATCCCGTATCACGTCACCATCGATAACACCCGCGCTGCCGCCAACAAATGGATGACAGGTGGTGTACCTAACCGCTATCGCTTTAAAGTGAAAGAAGACGATCCGCTGGGCATCTTCCCGCTGCTGGGTGTAAAGGTGCATTGGACTAGCGTGGATAAAGCCGGTACCCAGGCGAAAGGTCGCGGTCAAGCTAAGCCGATAGAGCGCGCTTTTGGCGAGGGTGGTTTGGGCGAATACGTTGATCGACATCCCGATTTTGCCGGTGCCTACGCAGGCCAAAATGTTAACTCCAAGCCTGAGAACTACGGCTCCAAAACCGTACCGTTAGAAGATTTTGTCCGCGTGCTTAATGAAGAAATTATTAACTGGAATGCCAAAGTGGGGCGCCGTACCCAAATGGCCGGTGGCACTTTAAGTTTTGATCAGGTGTTTAACGAATCGTATGCGGTAGCACCTATTCGAAAGGCAACCGAAGCGCAGCGGCGCATGTGGCTGCTAACCGCAGAAGCCATTCGTGTTGATAAAACGGGTTGTTTCACTTTGGCTGCTGGCGCCAGAACAGGCGAAGGCCGTGAGGGCCGTAACCGCTACTTTGCCCAAGAGCTAATGGAATACGGCGATCGCGGCATCAAGATTGTGGCTCGGTTTGATCCGGACTGCCTACACCAGCAGGTTTACGCCTACACGCTGGACGGCCGCTTTATTACCACTGCCGAGTGCCTAGAAGCCAAGGGCTTTGGTGACAGCGATGGTAGCCGCATCTATGGCCGCGAACGCAAGAAATTCATTAAGGCCACCAAGGAAGCAGCGAAAGCCGAAATACGCATGGATATAGCGGGCGTATCTCAGCGCTTGGCGCGGCCAGAATTACCCGACCCAATTGCAAGCAAAATTGTGCGCCCCGTTCGCGCCAATATTGAAATGCCCGACACCAAATCGCCCGACGACTATTGGGAAAAAGAAGCTGAACCCTCGATGGCCGATGTTAAAGCCCTATTGCAACCTCAAGAACCACAGCCAGAAAGCACCGCATATCAGCGCTGGCTAAGAGTGGGCGAGGCAGTGGAGCAAGGCGAAACACTTTCGCAGATCGACGCCAAATGGTGGACGAAAAACGAAGCAAACCCTGAATTTACAAACCGAAAACTAATGGAGGACTGGGACAAAGAACTAGAACGGACAGCCAGCAGCAACTGACTGTCCGGTAGATCGTCGACTACATGACTAATCAACAACAAGGAAATAATACATGACAATCACCGATATCGACAACATTAGCGGCATGGCACCGCTAACCAACATGGCGCTGACCAAGGCCGCAGTGGAGCGCGCACAAAACCGCGCCGAGTCACTGCCTGGCATGGTAGTGATGTTTGGCCCCAGCGGATTTGGCAAAAGCTACAGCGCCACGTTTGTTGCCAATACCTTGCGCGCTCATTACGTGGAGTGCCGTAGCTCTTGGACTAAGAAGGCACTGCTCGAAGCCATACTGCTCGACATGGGCATTACGGCTGCGTCGACGATTTACAAAATGACGGATCAAATATCCGAAGAGTTAGCGCAAAGCCAGCGGCCGCTGATTATTGATGAAGTGGATCACATCGTTGATAAGAAAGCGGTTGAAATTATTCGCGATATTTACGAAGGCAGCAAAGCCCCCATGCTGCTCATTGGCGAAGAAAAGCTACCCGCCAAGCTTAAGCGCTGGGAGCGCTTTGACGGCCGCATATTAGATTGGGTACCGGCGCAGCCTGCTGGCGACAAAGACACTGCCAGCCTTTGCCGTGTGTACGCGCGCGGCATAGAAATTAAACCAGATCTGCAAAGGGAAATTACCAAACTGGCTCGCGGCAGTGTGCGGCGGATCTGCGTGAACCTCGACAAAGTACGCGTTGCCGCCGAGCAAGAAGGCTGGGACAGCGTAGACAAAAAACGCTGGGGTAGTCGCGGTTTTTATACAGGCCAAGCACCTGCGAGGAAGCTGGTATGACAGTAGCTACTAAGCAGCCCGCAAAGGGCATGGGCCGTAAGCCAGTCAGTATTGGGCAATACGGTACCCAAGATGCCATCTGGCGAGCCATACGTGAATTGCTCACCTTCACTCAGGCTCAGCTGGTTTCCTATGTAAACAACAAGGTCGAGGTTAATGACCATACCGTTAACAGCTATTTAGAACGCCTTTTAAACGCTGGTTATTTAAGTGTTGAAAAGCTTCCAAAGCATCGCGGGGTTTGCGTTGAGTCGACCTATACCTTAATTAAAAACACGGGCGTTGAAACCCCGCGCCTGCGCAAAGATGGTAGCAAAGTCACCCAAGGTTTAGGCCGTGAGTGCATGTGGCGCAGCATGAAAACCCTTGGTGAATTCGATTGGCTCGAACTTGTCTCGGTGATTAATGCCGATGGTTACTTAGTGTCTGAAGCCAGCGCTAAAGAGTATTGCAAGATATTGGCTCAAGCGAAGTACTTGGTGGTTGTACGCCAAGGCCGTGGATCAATTCGCTCACGCTATCGCTTGTTGCCATCCAAATGGACTGGGCCTAAGCCGCCACAAATCCAGCGCACTAAAAGCCTCTTTGATGCCAACTTAAACAAAGTTGTTTGGCAGCGCGGCCCGCAAGGCGGTGACGCATGAACGCCCACCTGATTAGTGACCCAGCATGGATCTTGGCCCTGCGCGAACAAGTCGCAGCAAAAGGCCAGCGCGCCGTTGCCAAAGAAATTGGCTACAGCCCTGCGGTGGTTAGCCAAGTGCTACAACGTAAATACGGTGAAAATGGCGCAGGCGGTGACTTGGCGAGCGTTGAAAAGCGCGTTCGCGGCGCCTACATGGGCGAGACCGTGTATTGCCCAGTGCTAGGCGAGATCCCCTCTAACCAGTGCCTAGATCATCAGCGCAAACCCTTTGCACCAATCAACCCGATGCGAGTTCGTTTGTTTAGAGCCTGCCGCGCCGGATGCGAAAACAGCAAATTGGAAGGGAGACGGTCATGAGTACATACGAAATTACAAAAACATTTACCTTTGATAATGCTCAAATCAATTCAGAAATCCATCGTCGATTTATTGAAACCCCAGCCCGAATTATAAGGTGCATGGAATTGAACCAGTCAGAGCTACTGGAGTATTGCTGCCCGCACTGTTTCGAAAATTTGTACGCACTTCGGCCAATTGAAGATGATGGGTTTTGGTCTGCGGTAGTTCAGTGCTCAATTTGCAGCAATCGGCATATTCGAGAAGTGTTTAGAGACGGATTGGTAATGGTTTCTGGGCCTTTTTTCTTTCGGAGTGACGTGCCTAAAGGGGTGACGCCATGAAACTTTTCGCCCCGCACTACATTGACCAATTTGCTGATCGATTCATTCGTTTAGGTTTGTCGGCGCACGGTGTGACGTTTGAGCAATACCTTGCTGCCCCTGAACGATACGAAATCAAATATGAAAATGAGTACCAGCCGCTGTTGCCAGCGCAACGCGCAGTGCAGGCGCGGCTCGATGCGATTAGTTTTGAAGTGGATCGTGTTGAAGCTGAAGTGGATGAGCTGCCGCACCGCAACGGTGTGGCGATTGAGCCGCTGCGTCATCACTGCCGCCCTAAGCGCTCACGTAAAAGCGATTTCACCCGGAGGGTGCGGGCATGTTAGTGGATAAACAGAGCCATTTAATGCGCTGCGCCCAAGCCGAGCAGGTGCCGGTGATTGATTACAGCTGCCCCGATTGCGGTGTAACGCTTCAAGCACTGCGCCCGCCCGTTGGCGAGGAACCGTGGGACTCTGTGGTTGAGTGTCCGAGCTGTAATTGCATTCACTATCGGCTTGCGCACAGCCGCTGTGAAGTTGAAGCGTGGAGCTTAGAAGCATGACTCGATATAGCAGTGATTACCTTGAAGACCTTTGCTTTCAGATCGTCAGCCGACTAGCTGATACAGAACAGCCGATGGGTAGCGCGGATCTGGCGGAAGCCCTGAAAGTTAAGCACGACGTAGTGCAGGCCGCTGTCTGCAAACTCATTGTTCGCGATCGCATTGTGAGTGTTGGCCGTGGTGTGGATAAGCGGCCGATTTACGCGTTGCGTATTCCAACTGTGGAGCAAAACTGACATGAGCCAGATCAGCCCTGACCGCGTGCTGCAAGTGTTGAGTCGTCATATCGGTGAAGAAAACGGTGTGACGGTAACCAAACTAGCGCAAGAAGTTACCGACTCACTGCTGGTGTCTGCCGGTGATGAGCGCGCTGTTAGGGCTGCTGTTGTAGAGCTACGCAAGGCGGGCCTGCACGTTTGTGCTCACCCAGGCTCTGGGTACTACATGGCCCGCGACGAGGCCGAACTGGTTCGCTGCTGCAGTTATTTATTTGACCGAGCCATGTGCTCGCTAGAACAAGTTGCCGCGATGCGGCGTGAATCGCTGCCGGATCTGCGTGGGCAGCTGAGGTTGCCAACATGAAAGTTACTTATGACAGATATGGCCGTATGAAGTATCACCCCGAGTATCACCATAAACATGGCCAGCCTTGGATTATTACCGATCAGAAGTACTTGATTGAGTACTACGAAAAGCTCGGACCGGAACAGGTGAGTTTTGCTTTAGGTAGAACCATACACACCGTAATGCAAAGAGCCGCAGAGTTGCGAAAAGCGGGTTTGATGCCAATGCCTAAAACTCAAAGTTACCACCGCCGAATGCGGCCTACATTTAACGCTGGAGAAAACCATGAACACTGACACCATCCCAGAAGGCTACCTCCGCAATGCTGCGGGCCATCTTATCCCTCTTGCTCAGGTGCGTGAGCACGACAAGTTGCGTGATGACATTGCATTTGGACTGGCGCAAGAAGCTGAAAGGCTGCACGACCAAATCAAAGCATTTAAGTGCAGAGCACTTAACGACATTGCCGATTTGGTTTCTATCGCTGCCGAGAAATACGACGTAAAGCTTGGTGGTAAAAAAGGCAACGTCAGCATTAGCACATACGACGGAAGCTACAAAGTCATTCGTAGCTATGCTGAGCAGCTGGCGTTTACCGAAGAATTGGAAGCGGCCCGCGAGCTAATCAATGACTGCATCATTCGCTGGAGCGAAGGCGCTAACGACAACATTAAAGTTTTGGTTGATCGCGCTTTTCGCACCAATGGCAAAGGCCAGCTTAAAACTGCAGCGGTATTAGATCTGCTGCGCTTAGAGATTAATGACGAAGGCTGGAAACGTGCGATGGAGGCCCTTAAAGATTCTATTCAATCGGTCGGTGCCACGGCCTATGTTCGATTTTACAAGCGCGTTGGCACTAGCGATCAGTACCGGCCGTTAGCATTGGATATTGCAGCGCTATGAGTGCGGGCGAACACAATATCGCCATATCGATGCGACTGTATCAAATCATTCAGTCGCTATATGTGCGGATTAATAAAGCGGGTATCAAGGTTGAAAAGCTAACCGCCACGGAGCATTTAGTAACCGTTCAGCTGCGTTATAGCGACCAGTTGCAGCAGGTGTTCCCAGATGCCGCCCTGCGAACGCGCAACGATAAATCTTTTAACGAGTACTACTACGACACCGACTGTCGATTAGTGTGGGAGGCAAGCAGCAATGAGCATTAGCAAAGCGCAATGGGCCGAGCTTGAAGAGCGATTAAAGGGATTTTACGTGCACGTTAAATTCACGTTAAGCGGCCATGAAATAGCAGTTCATAAAGAACGCTTTAAAGAAAATCAGTATGTGTTGGTCGTGTATATCGACGGTTCTTGGAAAGGCTTGTGGATGCCCGGCAACAAAGACCCTGTGTACGATCCTCTCGTTAAGCAAGTCTGGCGAAAACGTAGCAGAGCATTGTATTCACCTGCAAAAAAGGCTCGAATAAAAAAGAGCCTCGGTGTGCGACGGACAAAAGAGATGTTCCCCAATCTCGATAAAGTCATTGTGACGTGGATGCCTGATTTTTCAACCGCTGCCAGCCTCGTGCGTCAGTTCAAAAAGATCGACGGCCTAGCATTAGTGGCCGAGCCGGTGAGCGCCAATGGTTAACAAACCAACACGCGACCGCCGCAGTATTGAGCTGGCCAAAATCCACATGGGCGCGAACAAGCTGGGTTTAGACACCAAAGACAAAGACCCAGACAGCCCTTACCGCTCGATGCTCTGGGCCGTTGGCCGTGTGCGTAGCGCTGCCGAGTTAGACGCCAGTGGCCGCGCTGCGGTGCTCGATCATATGCGGCGGCTTGGTTTTGAGAATACGCCTACTCGGCCTAAACCTGCCAAAGACAGTGCTGCGATGCTGGGTAAAATCCGCGCCCAACTGCATGCGACTAACCGCGATGAAGCCTATGGCGATGCGCTGGCAAAACGAATCTGCAAGGTTGAACGCTTGGTGTGGTGCAAGCCTGAACAGCTCAGCAAAATTGTTGCTGCACTGTGGCATGACCAACGCCGTCAGCAAAATCGGAGGAAGCCATGACCATTGAGCAAAATGATATGTTTGGTCAGGATTTAGATGGGTTAAATCTTGATCTAAGCCCTTTTGAAAGCGTCGATGATCGGCACTGGCCGCATATGCTAGTGGAGATGGTTGGCGTTATTACGAACAAGTCTGTGCGTGACAAACGGCTAAGTAAAGATGATGCGCCGGTATTTGCGCGCTGGGTGGTTTTAGCGCTGGCTGAGCATTTTGGTGGCATGCAGATATACCTTCCTACGGGTGATAAGCTTCACATTGCTTTACGAGATCAGCAGATTTGGGCTGAATTTAATGGCCGGAATCAGAAGATACTTGCTCGAAAATTTAAGCTTTGTGAAGTTCGCATTTATCAAATATTAAAAGAGCAGCAATCCCTACACCGCGCTAAGCAGCAGTATAGTTTGCCGCTGGAGTAAATATTGAAGGCTTCCCTTAGAGGCAATTAATTAGTACTCTTCTGCGGTTCTACTGTTGTCAGCACATCTTCCCGCTTTCCCTCTGTTGCGCCACGCAACACTTAAATGTTTTAACCTCAAGTAAGCCTGCACGCACCGTATTCTAACCTCCTGTATCGATTCTTGAATCAGATTGGAGATTAGAGGTGAAATTGAATGTAACCGACAAACTGCGCATTTGGCCGTGGCTGCTTTTGGCGCTGGCTTTTACGGGCATTGTTGCCTTTGTGGCGCCATATCAGCTGGGCGTGCTGGCGTGGTCATTGAGTAAACTGTCGCTGGGCGCGTATTTGGGCTATTGGATAGACCGCAGTATTTTTCATTACTGTCGGCCCCATGCGTTCCTTGAACACCGCTCTGCTGTGTACCCTGATGCCTTTGCCGCGAGTATGATTCGACGGGCACTAATTATTGCTGCCTCCATTCTCGCCTTAGGGCTGGGCGTATGAGCTGGGCGCGGATCTTTAATGCCGCACTGGTGGTGCTTGTTTTAGCGGGCTTGCTTGCGTGTTTGTCAGCGTATGCTGAGGTGCCTGCCCGCGCAGATCATTACCGGCGCGACCTTACCCGCATTGCTCAGCAAGAGATGGGGCTTACTGCCCCTGTCGCATTATTTGCGGCGCAAATCCATCAAGAAAGTTCTTGGCGTTCTGATGCTAAAAGTCCGTATGCCGAAGGCCTTACCCAGTTTACCCCCGCCACCGCCAAATGGATTTCTGAAATTTATCCCGATCTCGGCAATGCCACCCCGTACTCTCCCGGCTGGGCAATGCGGGCGATGGTGCGTTATGACCTGCATATATTGGCCCGTGTGAAACCCTGGCACGCGCGTGATATTCCTGACTGTGACAAGTGGGCCTTTACCTTGAGCGGCTACAACGGTGGCCCAGGGTGGATCACAAGAGACCGGCGGCAAGCAGAGGCTGCCGGTGTTTGTTCTGAGCGCTGGTGGGGTTCGGTAGAACATTATTCCACGCGATCTGCCGCTGCATTTAAAGAAAACCGGCATTACCCCGAACGCATTCTAAAAGAGCTTGAGCCGCGCTATGTGGCTGCCGGTTGGCGCGGCGGTGCTAAGGGGGCCACATGTTTCGCGTTTTAGGCTTGGTGCTGGGCAACGGCACGGTGGTGGCAGTTTTGCTGGCCTTGGGCGCGGCGCTGTACCACGGCTGGCGCACGGGCAGTTTGCAGGACTTGGTTCAAGCCAAAGACCAAAAGCTGGGCGCGTTAGTTGCCGAGCGTGATCAGTGGCGAGACGCTGCATTGGCCAGTAAGAGCCGCGCCGATCGCTTGGCTGAATTACAAAAGTCTGCAGATGAGTCTGTGCGGCATTTACAGGCTGTGCTCAATGAGCGCCAACGGCGTTACACCTTGCAGCAACAATCCATACACGAATCCCCTGCGGCCGATGACGGCCCCGTTGCGCCGGTGCTCCGAAAGACCTTGGAGTCTTTGCCATGATGCGATTGTTGCTGATTGTTTTAGTGGTGAGTTTGGTCGGCTGTGCTGGCCAAATTGTTCCTACAGTGCAGCCCACGCCAGTGATGTGCCAGGTGCCAGCAGGTTTGTTGGCGGTGGACGACGCGCCACAAATACCTGAAGGCGAATACAGCCAGGCCGATGTGGCGATGTACATCAGCAAGCTGCACCAGTGGGCGTGGAACGGCTGGCTACGTATTGACGAGATTGATAAATGGGTAAGCACACACTGTGAATGAAAGTGACTTTGAACGTGCTGCACTCTTTGCAGATCGCGAGCGTGAGAATGCGTTAGCCAGGCACCGGCAAAAAATGGCGAATCAAATTGAGGGTGGCGACACCTGTGAGGACTGCGGTGGGCCAATACCAGCAGAGCGGCGAGCAGCGGTAAATACCGTGTTCTGTGTTGAGTGCCAACAAATTAACGAAAGGCTGCGATAACAATGAATTTAGATGAAGTGAACTGGGATGCAATGCGCTTTGGATTTGATGTGTCTCAGTTGGTTTTTATGGCCGGTGTAACAATTTACGTGTGGTGGAAGAATCGTTCTACGGCTACCAAGTCGGCTATTGAGGAAGTGGATAGCAAGGTCACTGTTATTAAACGCGATTTAGATGTGCGGCTGAATAAGCTGAATCAGCGCGTAAGCCTAACAGAGCAGAATATTAAGCACCTACCTGATCACGAAGATTTAGGCGCTATTCATGAAAAGGTAAACGAGGTCGCGCGCACAATGAGTGAGATGAGCGGAGAGCTGCGCGGCATGAACAGAACCTTAACACTGATGAACGATTACTTTATCAATGGAGGTAAAGACAAGTGAGCGATAAAAATTTTTTCTCAGCCGATATTCGCTTGCGCATTCTTCAAGTGCTCGAAGATGACGTGGACTATTCCCACAACGAAGACGTGATTCGTGGCTTGTTAGCTGCTCGAACTGCACATCAATTGAGTCGCGACCGTCTACGAACGGAGCTGTATTGGTTGGCAGAGCAAGGCGCGGTATCGGTTGATGACCGCGACAACTTGTTAGTGGCCAAGCTAACGGCACGAGGTGAAGACGTTGCGCTGGGTAGAACCCGCGTCCCTGGTATTAACCGCCCGCGCCCGGAGTAGGATTGCCATGTCTCGCCCAAGTAGCATAGACCTTCTGCCCGCCGCTGTACGCGAAGCCCTGAACTCGTGGCTGCGCGATCCGGGTATTACGCAAACAGAGGCCACCGAGCGCGCCAATGCATTTATTGATGCTTTCAATGAGGCGCGGTCTGGCGAAGAGAAAGTGCCGCACGTTAATCGTCATGCCGTTAATCGTCATGACATTAAGATGCGTGAGATTGGCGCTCGCCTGCAACAGAGCCGCCAAGTTGCCGATGTTTGGATTGGCAAGCTAGGCAGTGAGCCTGAAGGCAAAGTTGGCCGCCTGCTAAATGAAATGCTACGCACCCTCGCCTTTGAGCTGACTGAAAAGGTGATGGAGAGCGAGCTAAACGAAGAGACCATTCCGGGTGTTATCGAACAGATTAAGAATCTGTCACTTACAGTTATGCGGCTAGAGAAGAGCCTTACCGAGAATATAAAAACGATTAGGGAAATCGAAAAAGCCTTTGCGGAAAAGGTAGTCATTGAAACCGAAGCGGTTGCTAAAGAAGCTGGCCTTAGTGCTGAGGCAGTGCAGACCATCAAGAATAAGATTCTGGGAATCACCAAATGACAGAAGCTATCGGTATTGGCAAAGTCCTTGGCGGCGGCACCGTCAACGACTCACACTGGTATAAGGACTTCGACGCAAACGAAGTCCTTTTGCAATATCAGCGCGACTGGGTTGCAGATCCGTCTCAGCTTAAGATTGCGGAGAAGTCACGCCGCACCGGTTTAACCTGGGCCGAAGCGGCCGACGCAACATTGTGTGCCGGCGCATCGCGTGCGGCCGCTGGCTGCAATCACTTCTATGTTGGCTCCAATAAAGAGATGGCCCGCGAGTTCATTGACGCGGTTGCGATGTGGGCCAAGCTGTTTGATCAAGCGGCTGGCGAGATTCAAGAAGAGATCCTGATTGACGAAGACAAGGACATACTCACCTTTGTTGTTAACTTTGCCAGTGGCTTTAAAGTACAGGCGCTGAGTTCACGGCCGTCTAACCTTCGCGGCATGCAAGGTAATGTCACCATAGATGAGGCTGCGTTTCACGAGCAGCTCGCTGAAGTACTCAAGGCCGCGCTGGCACTCACCATGTGGGGCAGTAAAGTCCGTTTAATCAGCACCCATAATGGGGTTGAAAACCTCTTTAATGAAATCATCAACGACAGCCGCGCAAAGAAAAAGGACTACAGCGTTCACCGTATAACCTTAGATGATGCTTGTCAGCAGGGTTTGTATAAACGGATTTGTCAGATCACTAAAAAAGAGTGGTCGGCAGAAAACGAAGCGGCGTGGGTTGCCGGTCTGATTAAAAACACGGCCACGAGCGAAGACGCCCAAGAAGAATATTACTGCGTGCCCAAGTCTGGCGGCGGTGCGTATCTATCACGGGCATTGATTGAGTCGCGGATGGCACCTGCGCCCATCTTCCGCTATGAAGGCACTGCCGAGTTTAATGCTCGACCTGAAAAAATTCGCTATGCCGAGATTCAGGATTGGTGTGTAAGCAATCTGCTTCCGATTCTCAATACGCTCCACCCGAACACCCCACATTGCTTTGGTGAAGACTTTGCACGTACTGGCGACTTTACTGTGTTCGCGCCAATGGCCATTACGCAAGAGCTAAAGCGTGTAGTGCCATTCTTGGTTGAATTGCGCAATGTGCCGTTCAAGCAGCAAGAACAAATCATGAAGTACATCATCGATCGTCTGCCAAAGTTTCAGGCGGGTGCGTTTGATGCACGTGGCAATGGTCAGTATCTGGCAGAAACAGCTGTAGACGAATACGGTGCCGGCATCATTGAAGCCGTGATGCTCAGTCAGTCTTGGTACCTCGACAATATGCCTAAGCTCAAGGCAGCATTTGAAGATGACGAGATACTGATTCCCAAAGATCGCGACGTGCTCGATGACCTTCGGGCACTGCAAGTCATTAAGGGCATACCCAAACTACCTGATGCCAAAACCGGCGACGACAAGAAGCGTCACGGCGATGCCGCAATTGCGATAGCAATGGCCTACTTCGCCAGCTTAATGGATGTGGTGGCGATTGATTTTACATCTGTACCCAGAGCCGCAAATAACTGGCATGGCTCAGCCAAACACGACGATGAAGACGACACTGACTTCGATCCTGGTCTGAACATTACGGGTGCGTGGTAACAAGGAATCTCACATGGCCAAAAACAAAAAGCAAAAAATTGATACAAAATCCCCAGCGCTTACCGAGGAACAAACCGCCGGTACCGCGCTCAGTGCGCAGCTGCACCGGGAGTTTGCCGAGCACCCAACCAAGGGGTTAACACCAGCGCGCCTGTACCAGATCCTTGAGGGTGCAGAAAAAGGCGATCTTAAAGCGCAGTCTGAACTCTTTGAAGACATGGAGGAAAAAGACCCGCAGATTGGCAGCGACCTTGCCAAGCGCCGCCAGCTGGCGGCGGAATTAGAATGGCAGATTGTGCCGCCAGACAATGCCACCCGTGCAGAGAAGAAAGCCGCAGACCAAGCCGCCGAAGCCTTTGACGGCATTGAAGTAGAAGATTTGATTATTGATATGGGTGCAGCTCTTGGCCACGGTTGGGCAAACCTTGAGCTGTGCTGGGATCGCGACGGCGACATGCGTTATATAGAGCAGCCTGAACTTCGCCCTCACGGTTGGTTTCGTTTGCACTCAGAAAATCAAAACAGCATTACCCTGCGGGACAATAGCCAGAATGGGGCTGAGCTGTGGCCGTTGGGCTGGGTACAGCACCGACACAAAGCCAAGCCAGGCTACATTGCGCGATCAGGCCTTTGTCGCATGTTGGCGTGGCCCTACTTGTTTCAAAACTACGCGCTGGGTGACTTGGCTCAGTTGCTTGAGATTTACGGCATACCAGCCCGCGTGGGCCAGTACCCGCGCAATGCATCAGACAAAGAGAAACTTACCCTGCTGCGAGCTGTGACCAGCCTTGGCAGCAATGCCGCCGGGATTATTCCAGAGGGTATGAAGATTGAGTTTATGGACGCCGCCGACGGCAAGTCGGATATGTTCAAGGTGATGATGGATTGGTGTGAGCGTGCAAAAGCTAAGGTGATATTGGGAGGAACGTTAACGTCTGGTACCGGCGAAGGCACGAATACCAACGCCCTTGGCAATGTGCATGAGCGCGGCCTGCAAAGTTTAATTCGCTCTGACATTCGCCAATACGGCGGCACCATTAACCGCGACATTCTGTGGCCAATGGCCTCGCTTAACTTTGGTATTGACGATCGGCGCCGGGCGCCTCAGTTCAAACTGGACATGGGCGAGACCGAAGACTTTGCGGTGCTGTCGGAATCCTTGCCCAAGTTTGTGGCGATGGGCGCGAGGATCCCCATGTGGTGGTTTCATGAGAAGTCTGGGATCCCTGAAGCGGGCGACAATGACACCGTGCTGACCATTGCCCCGAAACAGCAAGAGCCTGCAAAACTGCCTGCGCCACCAGCCCAAGACGCTGCCTTGCGCATTGGCCTTGCTGCGCTTAAAGGCGCTTCAAACAGTCCTCAATCGGCCTTAGATGACGTAATAAACGCCATTGACCCTGCCGCACAGCAAGGCCAAGCAGAAGCGCTGCTTAAACCGATTATGGATCGCATACAGGCGGGTGATAATTACGACGCCATTCAAGATGAGCTTAGCGACCTCTATCCAGACTTAGACGTGAGCGTGATTGAAGATACCCTGACGCGCTTGTTTTTTGTGGCTGAGACGTGGGGGCGGTTGAATGCCTGAGCAGAAAATCAGGCATCATAGTCACCACTACCGACGTGAGGTCGTTCTCACGAATGACGTTATTCGTCTCGCCCTGACCTACTACGGTCGAGATTTTTTGACGCAGAATTGACTGCCAGCGAAGTTTCAGGCTCTAGCGCCGGATCACCTGGAGGAGTCAGTGGCGGTGTAGATTCACCGGCATCTGTATTGGCGCTGGGCTTGTCTTGTTCATTGTTAGACATAGGAGTTCCTTGTGAATTGGTCAGATAATTTGAGAAACAACGTATTCCAGCAGGCCCGCGAGAACCTTGCTACGGCACTTGAATTTAACGAAATGCTCCGTAAAAGAATAGGTGTTGTTTGCGTGTCGTCAACCGCATTGGTTGGCATCATCTCTGCGGCGAAGTTTCTGCCCGAGTCAACCACGGGGTACAACGTGGAGTCTATTCTACTTGGGTTGGTGTGTTTAGCATCTGTAGCAATCTATTGGTTTGCAGCTAAAGCCTATTCTCCGTCCATCGCGCCGCTGCCAGGGCCAGATTCTTATGAACGCTGGTACGAGGGCTACCTAGTAAAAGGTGACGAGGGCTTGGCATATTCTAAAATGCTGTCTGACTACAGCTATGTTACCCAAACTTTGCTGAGTCAAAACAAACACTTCGGTTGGTGCTTGCGCGGTGCAATATCCGCGTTCATTGCCCAGCTTTTTGTTCTTTCTCTTGCCGTTGCTTGGTCGGGCCTTGCGGCTTGGTTAGGTCAATGAGCGGGGAAGGCAATGGACTTAGATTATAGAAGGGAGTTAAGTCGGGTCCACAGCTGTAATACAGGAAAAAATATTGTATTGCGATTTCCTTGGTGGGAGGCAGAGGATCTGCTGCCGCGCAGAAATAAATTAGGTAAACGACAATTGGTGTGGGTCGGCTGTACAGATTTACGGCACGCCACCATGCTGGAGTTTTAAGCCATTTATTATCAGCGGGTTAATAAGTAGGCTCCACTCATAAAAACCAGAACGCTCTCAACGATCGAGGCAAGTTTACCGGCTGTCAAAGGCGCTGTGTCAGAAGTCACTGAGGTGAGGAACAAACTAGCAATGGATAACATAATGGCAAGTAACCCGAACAATGAACCAAGGTTGTTGGCCTTAGAGGTGAAGTGGCTGCTGTTTGATGCAGTATCTTCAGTGCTCCTTTGTTTGGCTTCGATCGTCAGCTTGATTTTGGCCAGTTTGTACTCAGCAATGTTTTTTGCTGCCACTGCCATTGCGGCAACAATAGTTAGCAGTGCCATTAGAAAAGTTATGATTGCTTCCATGAGCAAGAGGTCTCTCGAAAAGTGAAAGGTCAAAATATACGTCAGAACCCCAGAGTAAGCACATGAAAATAGATTGCTCAAAAATATCGAACAAAGGCGACTTAATCGTATTGGTTGGAATGTTTTTTATAGCCGCATCCTGCGTAGTCTCCGTACTACTTGCAATTTACTGTGATGCCTATTGGGCTGGCTTTTTTAGCGCGACAATTATTTGGAAATGGAACGATTGGATATATATACCGATTGACCGAGTACTGGATAAATTATGGCAGTAACAAAAGGCTCATTAGCACTATGACTAACACGACAAACACCACATGCCTGAACCAGTAGACCTAGGCTACGCCTTCACTTTAGCCCCCGCCAAAGCCGTGGAGTACTTCCGTATGAAAGGCCATCGCATCTCGTGGAACTGGTACGACACCTATCAAGAGGCAAACGCTAAAGCCTTCACCGTGGCCAAGGTAGCGCGGCTAGATGTGCTGCAAGATATTCGCGGCGCGGTCGACGGCGCCATAGCCAATGGCACTACCTTTGCCCAGTTCAAAAAAGACCTTGAACCTACCCTGCGCAATAAGGGCTGGTGGGGTAAGCAAGTCGCCGTGAACTCTGAAGGTGTTGCCGAGGTTATACAGCTTGGCAGCGTACGCCGATTAAAAACCATTTACGGCACCAACCTGCAAACTGCTTATATGGCTGGCCGCTGGCAAGGCATGGCAGAGAATGCGAGCGAGCGGCCGTACTGGCAGTACATTGCCATTGATGATGCCGCGACCCGCACCAAGCACCGTGCAATGCATAAGCGGGTGTTTCGTTGGGACGACCCGATTTGGCAAAGTATGTACCCGCCCAATGATTGGGGCTGCCGCTGCCGCGTAAGAGCGCTTACTGAAAAGCAAGTGAAGCAGAAAGGCCTGACTGTTGAGTCTTCTGACGGCAAGCTGCGGGAGTCGATGGAGCTGATTAGCAAGCGCACTGGCGAAACGCGGCCGGTGACCGGCTATGACCTTGGTGATGGCGACACGTTTAAGCCAGGCGCGGGATGGAGCTATAACCCCGGCGCAGCGCATTGGCAGCCAGACTTGGATCAATACCCTTTTGAAACTGCCAAGCAGTACATTGAAGGTGCGGTAAGCGGCCCACCGTTTGAGAATTTTTATCGTCGTATTGAAGGCGTTGTGAATAGAGTGGCTGCCGAGTACTCCAGCCTGAAACAAGCCGAGATACTAAAAAACACACGCCCGTATTTATCTAAAGAGTGGCTGCCGGTGGCGTCTGTTGACCCTGCCTTGCAAGCCGACATAGGCATAGCCACTAATCAAGTACTGTTAAGCGAAGACACCTTGGCCAAGCAGTTAATAAACCGTGCTGGCCAGCCGGTGAGTTTAAGTAGCTACCAGCAAATTCAAAGCGCCATTAACAACGCGACAGACGTGGTGCGTAATGGTCAGAATCTCATTTTTTATCATTTGGCTGAAGAGCAGCGTTATCGATTGGTGCTTAAGGCTACTGAAAATAATGAGCTGTTTTTGGTTAGCTATCATCCAGTGCGGGAAGGTACGCGGGATAAAGATTTGAAAACCGGAGAGGTGCTGCGTGCTGAAAAATAGTGGGCTGCGCCTGATAGCCCGATGGGGTCTGTGCGCTAGGCTCGCATCACTAGCGTGGTTACACCGCCCTGCCAGGCACAGGGCACACCCGAAGGTGCGGCATTCGCAGCGAGATTATTTGCCACAGATCCTTATTGGGGAGTATAAGCCATGAGCGCTGAGATCGCCATATCCATTGTTGGGGACGATGTTGAAGCTGCATTGCGCAAGCTGCTAGGCCAGATAGATGATATGACGCCCGCCATGCGAGCGATATCGGCAACGCTGGCCGACAGCATTGAAGAGAGCTTTGATCAAGAGGCTGATCCAGAGACCGGCGAGGTTTGGCAGCCGTTGTCTGCCGTGACGACGGCCCTGCGGATTGAGCGCAAAACATGGCCGGGCAAGATGTTGCAAATTAGCCAGGGCGGACTGGCGTCGAGCTTTGCGCCCAGCTGGTCTAACCGTCATGCGGTGGCCGCGAGCAATAAACCCTATGCCGCTATACACCACTTTGGTGGCATGGCCGGTAAAAATCGCAAGGTGAAGATTCCGGCGCGACCTTATGCCGGATTAACAGCCGACCACCGCGACGAGGTGGTGGATATCATCAAACGCCACCTATCGCTCTGAGAGCAACGATAGCAGAAACGATCTAGCCAAAATGGCTAAAATGGGCCGCGAATGGTAAATCACACCCAAGCTCAGATCAAAGACCCCGTTTAAAAGGTGTTTAAACTCCCTTGTATGCGATTTTGATGGGTAGCTGGCGGCAACGGTAGCAGTGCGCGGGCTAAATACGCACACAAGCCGATTGTGGCGCCGAGTTGAAATTGCCAGCTTGGTCGCTTTGGGCTACTCTGAGCGCGCTTTTGTAAATTCCCCCGCAACATCTCCTTACTGCTGAAGCGCTTCACCTTATTCAATGCCCGCTGCCTTGAGATTATGGCGGCATGAAACGAATTGCTGCTCTTAAATCCAACGCTGTTTGTGTTGCCGTTTGTGCCCTGCGGGTTCAAGCCGGTATTTCAATGCAGCGTTTAATCCCAGCCGGTACATTTGATGCACCTCGCGGTGCCATGTCTGGCAAAGGCCCTTGGCTATTAACCGAGGCTGGCGCCCGCAAAGTCATTGCCCTCGCTGCTACCCGTAGCACCGACATCGTTATTGACTACGAACACCAAACCCTGCTTGCCGAAGAGAATGGTAAGCCTGCGCCAGCATCAGGCTGGGTAGATGCCAAATCTTTAGAGTGGCGCGACGATGGCCTATATGGCCGCGTAGATTGGAATACCGCTGCCGCTAAAGCGATTGGCGATGACGAGTACCGCTATCTTTCCCCTGTATTTCCCTATAACGCCAAGACCGGTGAAGTTCTCGACCTGTTGCATTTGGCGTTAACCAATGCCCCGGCCATAGACGATGCCATTGCTGTACTGGCAGCTGCTCGTATGGCCGCCAATTCTGACGAAACCGAAGAGGAAGACGCAGTGAAACGCGATCAATTAATTAAAAGCCTTGGCTTAGCCGCCGATGCCACCGACGCCGATATTGAAACTGCACTGGCTGCGCTGAAATCGGGCGCTACCGAGTTGGCTGCTTTAAAGGAAGGCTTGGACTTAGGCGAAAACAGCAATGCAGTAGAAGCCGTTGCCGCACTTAAAGGCAAGGCTGCTACTGCCGCCCAGCCAGACATGAGCCAGTTTGTGCCTAAGGCCGTTTTTGATGAAACCCAGACTCAATTGGCCGCATTAAAAGCCGGTGGCGACACCGCTGAAATGGATCGCCTTGTTAAAGAAGGTTTGGACGACGGCCGCATTGCTGGCAAGGCCACTGCCGAGTGGTTGCGCGGCCAAGGCCTTGCCGTGTTGAAAGCCCATTTAAAAGACAGCCCGTCTATTGCCGCGCTTAAGTCTAGCCAGACACAAGGTAAAAAGCCCGACGGCGATGAGCAGCAAGGCGAGCTGAGCAAAGACGAGTTGGCGGTTTGCAAAAACATGGGGATTAGCCCCGACGATTTCAAAAAATCTAAAGCCGCTAACGCTTAAGCGTTAGTAAAAATCTGATTAACCCAGGAGGCACGTCACCGTGACTGCAGCTACTAAAAACCGCAATACCCCGTCGCGTGCTGGCCTTGCTCGCGGCTATCTCATCGCCGCATCTGTGCATGCCTTTGCGGGTGCCATCGCGGTATTAAACGCCAGCGGCTTTGTCGAACCCGCAACTACCGCAACAGGCAAGATTGCCGTGGGTCGCTTTAACCGCGAACTCGACAACACCAGCGGCACCAACGGCGCGGACACTATTGTAGTGGAGCGCGGTTGCTTCCGGTTTGCGAACAGCGCCGCCGCAGACGAGATTGCCCTCACGGACGTGGGCCAACTCTGTTACTTGGTCGACGATCAGACGGTTGCTCTTACTGATGACACAGGTGCCCGCAGTATTGCGGGGATTATTGACCACGTAGACGAAAACGGGGTGTGGGTGATGATTGATCCGACCTCTGGCGCGGCGCTGTAAGGGTCGCTTAACTTTTTCCCCGAGAGGATTTTTTAATCATGGATTTAACTCCTAGCAACCTTCAAATTTTGTTTACTGGCTACAACACAGCGTTTCAAACGGGCTTTGGCAGCTTAGAAAATGACGCGATGATCTACGAGCACTACTGCATGGTGGTGCCGTCCAATACCAGCAAAGAGGTCTACCCCTTCTTGAAGGAGTTGCCCAGCATGCGTGAATGGATTGGTGATCGTGTGATTCATGGATTGGAATCTGGCGACTTCTCAATTAAAAACCGCAAGTTTGAACTGACCATTGGCGTGCCAAGGGACAGTATCGAAGACGATTCGTATGGACTTTACGAACCTTTTTACCGCGACATGGGCATGAGCACACGCAAGCACCCTGTGCAGCTTTCAGTAGAAGTGTTGGAAAGTAACCCGATTTGCTATGACGGCCAGCCTTTATTTGATACAGACCATTTAGTACTGGATGCCGATGGCGAAGAAACGTCCACTTCTAACGACATGGGCGGTGCTGGCCCTGCGTGGTATGTGATGGACTTGAGTCGCGCAATTAAGCCGTTGATCTTCCAACGCCGGCGCGACTATGACTTCCGTGCGATCAACAATCTTAACGACGCCGACGTATTCAAGACGGACAAGTTTATGTTTGGCGTGGATGCGCGTGCGAATGTAGGCGCAGGCCTGTGGCAGCTGGTTGTACGCAGTAAGCAAACCTTCAACGCGGCCAACTACGAAGCCGCCCGTAACCGCCTGCAAGGCTTGCGCGGCGATTACGATCGCCCGATGGGCTTAACGCATACTCACACCATGATTCCGAACAGCCTTGAAGGTTCTGCACGCAAAGTGATTGTGAACACGCTAGCGGCCGGTGGTGAAACCAACGAATGGGCTGGCAGCTCAACGTTGATTAAAAACCCTTGGTTGTCGGCGGCTTAATACCAATAAGAACGCACCTACCCAGGTGATCTTAGCCTCCACTTGCCCACGCGGGTGGCGGCATTTTTAACAAAGGAGTACGACGTGGCACGAGCAAAAAGTACTGCTACCAAGGCACCGGCAATAGCGGCAGCCTCACCTGCAGAGCAGGAGAAAAGCACTACTGCTGATATGGAAGTAAAGACCACAGCAGAAACCGTGCCGGCACAACCGGCAGCGGCAGAGCAATCTGTTGCAGCTGAGCCTGTAAAAATCAGCGAGCCTGAAACTGCTCCAGTGGTAACGGTAGAGAGCACCCCGCCAAACACAGCCCCAGAAGACATGGGCGTGGTGACGATTCGCACCAAGCGTGGCATTCAATCATTTCGGCGTGCTGGCTATACCTTTACCCGTGAACCGAAAGCGATCGCCATTGCGGATTTAACCGCCGAGCAAGCTGAGGCCTTGGCCAATGAGCCGCGCTTAGAAATTGAAGAGTGCTCAGTTGAACATTCAGACGCGGGCGCTGAGTAAGCATGGCTTACCTCACTCAGCAGGATCTGATTGATCGCTTCGCTCTGGATGAGATAGAGGATCTCGCACCGGACGGCAGTGGTGGTCTTGATGCGGTTAAGATTGCTGCGGCCATTGCTGATGCGGGTAATGAAATTGATATTTACCTGACCAGCGGTGGCTACGGTTTACCGCTGAGTAATGTGCCACCCGTAGTCACAAGCTATGCATGTGATATTGCCCGGTACCGGCTTTATGACAATGAGGCCACTGAGCAGGTTAATAAACGATACGAGCGAGCAATCAAGTTTTTACAGTCAGTGGCTGACGGAAAAATAAAACTTAGCGCGAACAATTTGGATTTATCTGGCGACTCGCAAACCGTTGGTGAGGCGCAATTTGAAGGTGGCCGACAAGTGTTTAACGGCGGTGGTTTCTGATGTTGGCTACAGATGTGGAAGCTCGCCTAGCGGCTATTGGCCAGATTAAGGCTATTCAGGGCGCGGCAGGATTTGCTGATTTGCGTCAGGGCGACAAGCTGAAAGTGCCCAACACCACGCCCACGGTGTTTGTAATACCGCTGCGCGAAGTGCCCCAGGGTGATTTGCACACAATAGGCACGCCGGTGCTGCAAAAGTTGGTTTACCACGTCGCCATTATCACCGTGGTACGCGTGGCCAATGACAGAACCCGCGAGCGCACCAATGCGGCAATGGATGAGATTCGCCAAGCCGTAAAAGACAAGCTGTTTGGCTGGGTGCCACCGGACTTTGATATGCCATTTACCCGTGGCCCCTCTGCGCTATTTGATTTTGTGGATGGCGCCCATTTTCACCAAGACGAATACATTGTCGAGCGACACGAGGAACCAAACAGTGACTAAACAAACCGAGAAAACCGCCGCGCCAGCCAGCTCAGAACCCGTGGCGGCGCCCAAAAAGAAACTGCGACCTACCGCTGAGCAGCTGCAACAAATTACCCGTGGTGGTCGTTATGCATTTAACCCCGAGACCGGCAAGGTCAGTCCGACCCGCGTGGCAACCAAGTCCGCCGCGCCGGGCGCAAAACAGGAGTCTAAATAATCATGACTGCGATATTACTGCGAGAGCAAGAACAGGTCATTGCCCTGAAAGTGGAAACCACTTACGGCACAGAGGAAGCACCCGCCGGTGCCAACGCCTTGCTGGTGCATGACATTACCGTGCGCGCACTGGAAGGCGATGTTGCCGAGCTAAACAATATGGTTGGCTTTTTGGGCCATCAAGGTAGTGCTCGGATCAACACGTATTGCAGCGTGGAGTTCAGCATTTATCTGAACGGTTCTGGCGATGCTGGTGTGGCACCGGCTTACAGTGCGGTGTACGAAATCAGCTCCCACGCTGGCGTGGTAACGGCAGACACCTCTGTGGATTACACCTTGGCCACCAGCGACCAAGACAGCGGCACTATTTTTTATATGGTGGGCGAGCATAAGCACACCTTGCTTGGGGTGCGCGGGTCTATTTCATTCAGTTTTAGCAGCACCGGCTTGCCTGTGCTGAAGTTCAGCGGCCTTGGTTTGTATAAAGCCCCAGCAAAAGTCATTGGCGGGCTGACCGGAATCGACTTTGCGGGCGTGCTCAAACCGCTGCCCTGGACCAAAGCCACGGTGCAAGATTTTACCCTGCACGGCGTTGCTCTTAATGGCGCGAGTTTCGACTTTACTCAGGCAATGCCTGCGGAGTACTTAGCGCTAATCGGGCAGGAAGAAATTGTGCAGTCTAGCCGCAAGGCCACAATGAGCGTGAAATTCCGCGAGGAAGATGTGGGCGTAGACAACTGGTGGGAGATTGCCCGCGCCAATACGGTGGATGCCTTCAGTATGCAGCATGGCATTGACGTGACCCATGAGGGCCGGATCTTCCAATATGCCGCCCCAGCAGTTGAGGTATCGAACGTGGAGCGCAGCTTTGAGAAAGGCATTGCGATGCTGACGCTCAGTTGCAACGTGATTGCCACGGCAAAAGGTAACGACTACACCTTCGCGCATTTGTAATGCGGCGCGCAGCGTTGGCATTAGGAGTGGCACTGGCGGTAACGCCAGCGCCATTCTTACTTCATAGGTCGCATGTTGATGGGGTGTGTTGGTACCCAGAGCATGCGCGACGAATTCCCGTTCATTACAAAACAAAAGCCAAGCCTTGCAAGAAGGCTGCTCGTAAAGCGCAGCGTGTTGCGAGGCGATTAAACCGGCGTTAATCGCCTGTTAACACAATATTGGAGTACTCATGAACAAAGCAAATTCTGGATTTTCGATCAAGTTATTAAAAAGCTATCACTGGCCTGTGGACGTGAAAGTGCCGGTGATGAATGCCGACGGCGAAGGCGAATTTGATACCCATCGTTTTACCGGCCACTTCAAACATTTGTCGATGACCGAGGCGAATGCGCTGCTGGCAAAGGCCCAAGAAAAAATCGATCAACTAACGGCGGAAGCAGCAGAAAGCGAAGTCTCTGCACTGCGCACCTCTGAAATTATTGCTAATCACCAAATCGATTTGTATGCCGACATCTGGCTTGGCTGGGGCGACGATCTGACCGGTGAAGATGGCCAGCCATTGCCGTACACCGAAGACACCAAGCGGCAGCTACTGGGCCAAAAGATGATCCGCGAAGCTGTTATGAAAGCCCACCAAGAAAGTCAGGGAGGTGAAGCTGCTCGCTCAAAAAACTCCGTGACCTTGCCTGTGGCTGGGCAAGTGGGTGGCGAGAGCTAAATGGTGATTGGCGCACCGTGTCTAACACCGACCGCGTGCGCGAGCAGTACCGAAAATTAGGGGCAAGTGAAGAAGACCTTGCTTGGCTGAATCAGGAGGATGAAATCGCCAAGGAAGGCATTCTGGTTATGGAGTGCAACTGGCCTGTATTTAGTTTGTTCCTTGCCTGCAGTCGGCAATGGGACAGCCTAATTAGCCCGCTGGGTGAGATTGTAAGAATGGGTATGCGTTGGGATCAAGTCGAGATCCGCGCCCGCCACATGCCGGAATGCCGGGCTTTGGATGAAGAAAAAACTGACCAGCTGTGGCGAGACCTTACGGTTTTACAAAACCACGCCTTGGACGCATTTACAGAGTTGAGAGATGAGCAACGTTAAATTTGGACTACAGCTTGAACTCAAAGGCGACCAGCTTGTTGTGCGCGGTCTGGATGGCACGCGCACGGCCGTAAAAAACCTCTCTGGCGATGTCAGTAAAAATACTGTTGAAACGAATAAAGCTACCTCCGCCAATCAGCAATTATCAAACTCGTTTACCTCTCTGCGTGGTGTGATCGCCACGCTGGGTATTGGCTATTTATTCCACGAGTATGTGCAGCTTACCGATCAATACAATGTGCTTGATCAGCGCATTAAAACCGCTACGCGCTCCACTGGCGATTATGTCGAAATGTCGCAGCAGCTTTACGCTGTCACCCAAGATAACGGTGCAGCGCTGCGGGACACAGTATCGGTATTTCAGTCGTTCAGCCGTTCTAAGGAAGCACTTAACGGTACAAATGAACAAATGTTGGTGCTGACCGATACAGTCCAAAAATTGGGTGTTATTGGTGGCTCAACCCAAGAGGAAATGGCAAGTGGTCTGCGGCAATTTAGCCAGGCTTTGGCAATGCCTCAACCCCAGGCGGAAGAACTTAACTCCATCCTTGAGCAGCTACCCGAAGTTGCTAAAAGAATTGAATCTGGTCTTGGATTGCTTCCAGGCACATTAAAGCAATCTGTTAATGCAGGTGACATTCTCAGTAAAGACATCTTTCAGACACTGCTTAAACAGGCTCCCGAAATAGCCAAAGAATTTGAAGAGATTCCCCTATCTGTTGAGCGCGCAAATACACAGCTACTCAACAGCATCTCAAAAGCCTTAGGTTTAATCGACGATGAGACGGATGCCATGTCTGCAATGGCAGGCACGATTAGTGATTTGGCAACAGCAATAAGTGGGATCGACTCAGATGCAATCCATGAAATTGGAGATGCGGCGACTGTAGCTGGCGGGTTGATCGTCGCGAAATTTGCTGGGCCTGTTATTGCAAGTTTTGCTAGTGCTCGGGTTGCGCAAGCTGCGTATATGATGCAGCTAGCGAAAGGCAATGTTGTCACGCTAGGTAGCACCGCTGCCGAGAAAGGTCGAGCGCTTGCCATGACGGCGACAACTACTGCCGCAGCAGCTCGCGAAGCGCAAGAGCAAGTAGCGCTGGCGTCAACTATAGCAAGGCAAAAAACACGCTCAGCAATGACTGAAGTTGCTACAGCGAGAGAGCAAGCCTCTGCCGCCGCCAAGCTGCGAAATGAGGCCGCAATAGCGGCAGCAAGCTTAGGTAATATTCGCTATACGGTAGAGCAAGTTAAGGCGGAAATGGCACTAGAGCAGCAGCGTCTACGCGCTCAAATATCTGCCAAAGGCTTGCAAATGGCCTCTACCCGGCTGGCGCAGTCTCGGCTCGAACTTGCGTCGTTGACTAAGAACTTATCGTCGGCTGAAGCGCAATACATAGCGTCGCTAAAGGCATCATCCCTAGCCACTGAGCAAAGCGCCGCTGCGACCAAAGTAGCAACACTGGCACTGCATGATGCTAAGGCTGCAAAGTTGCAAATTACCGCAGCCGAAGAATTAGCAACTGGTTCTAAGCTTAAAGCGACGGCAGCCACAACGGCGCTAACTGCATCGATGGCAAGAGCAACGATTGTGGCTAGGGCTGGCACTGCCACAATGGCGGGTTTAAGCGGCGCTATGGCGCTGGTTGGTGGCCCGGTTGGCCTTGCCATCATTGCAGCCGCTGGAGTCTATTATTTCCGAGATAGTATTTTTTACGCTGGCACGGCAGCGCAAAAATCAGCCCGCCAGATTGGTGAATTTACGGCGGCAGCTAAATCTGCAAGCGATGAATCATTGCAAAGCGCTCAAGCGCTATATGTAGATTTACTTGGCGAAAAAACACTTAAATTAATTGCGCTGCAGGGCGACCTTGCGGCAGCACATGGCCGTAACAAAAGCGGCATCATGGAAAATATTGCCGCCGTTAAAGGCCAAATCGGCGCTGCTAAAGACCAACTCATTGTTGTTGGTGAAACAATCCAAGCCAGAAAGGATCAAGCGGCGGCTGAAACCGCAGCGGCTAAGGCTGCAAAAGAGGCGGCGGATCAGAAGGCTGCAAGTGATCGGGCCACAAAAGAAATCCAAGATCTAACGATAAGTGTTGCGCTGTTACGAGAGCAGCAAGGCTTGGTTAAACAAGGCATGACGGTTGAAGATGCAGCTTTTGCCGTGCAGTTTAATCACGCAAGCCAGTTGCAGCGTGAGCAGCTCTTATTGCAGGACTCTCTGAAACGCACGGCTAGCGAGAGTAAGGCTGCTGCGAAAGAAGCAAAAAGTTTAGCTGATGAACATGAAGGCGCAATGGATGCCTTCTTAAATGCCAGTATTGGCGACGGCCTAGTTGATGGCTTTAACGATGCATCTAAAGCATTGGCTACGTTTGTTGATGGCTTTGGTGAACTGATTAATGTTCAGGAAATTTATAATAAAGCGCTGCAAGATCCTAAGGCCGATGAAAAGAAACGTGGCGAAGCGGCGATTAAGTATCAGACCGCGCAAGTTGGCCTGTATGGCGACATGGCCGCATCGAGCAAACAGTTTTTTGATGAAGGTTCAGCCGGCTACAAAAACCTTGAGAAAGTTGAGCAGGCATTTAGGGCTGCAGAGTTAGCATTTGCCATTAGCAATTTGGGCGTGAAGCTCGGCTTGATTGAAGCCGAGACCGTTGCTCATGTTGCGGCTGACGGTGTTAAAGCCGCCTCGTCTGGCGTGGCTGCTGCTGTATCGTCGATGGTTGGTTTACCGTTCCCACTTAATTTAGCTGCCTTGGGTGCAACGATTGCGGCGATAGGCGCGCTGGGCGTAAGTATATTTGGCGGTTCTGGTGGCGGTGGGTTGTCGACATCGCAACAAGCCCAGCAACGCCAAGGTACAGGCACCGTACTGGGCGATTCGTCGGCTAAATCTGACAGCGCAGTTAAGTCACTCGAACTGATGGAAGACCATCTCTCGCAAGGCTTGCAAGTCAGCAATGGCATGCTCATTGAGCTGCGCACACTCAACGCGAATATTGCTGGGCTGGGTAATTTACTCGGCCGGCAGTTAGATTTTGATGGTGGCCTTGTTGGTGCGCAAACGGGATATTCGTTGGGCAGTGTTGGCAGCGATATTTACACTGGGGATGAGATTGATAAATTTGTCGATAAGATCACGTTTGGCGCATTAAGTAGCGTTGCTGGTGCATTTGGCTCTAAAAGCTCATCTAAAGTCGACGAGGGTTTACAGATCCTTGGCGGCAGTGTTGCTGACATTATTGACGACGGCATTGTTAACGCATTTGTGTATGCCAATATCCAAACCAAAAAGCGTAAATTAGGCCACGGCACAAAAACAAGCAACAGCATAGTAACCGAAGGCTTGGGTGATGAGATTGCCGGGCAGTTTGGGCAAGTCATTAGCAGCATTTATGAGTCTGTATTTGCTGCTGTTGATGCGATTGGCGTTGGCAACACTGGCGCACTAGGTGACTTTAAAGGGCTGCAAGTTTCCACGTTTGGTCTATCCGCTGAGGACGCTCAAAAGGAAATTGAATCTGTCTTAAGTGCGTTTGCCGATGAAGTGGCGCTGACGGTTATTCCATCGCTGATTAATTTTCAGAATGTCGGCGAAGGTTTGTTTGAAACTCTGACTCGTGTTGCAACCCAAACTGTTATCTTCAAAGACGCGGCGGCAGCGCTCGGCATCTCGCTCTCGTCAGAGAAAAGCAATGTTGAAAATTTCTTCGGCGGAATCAGTAGCAGTATTCGCGACTTGTTTGGTCGTGATCGTGGCGACCGGCCGGTAACACAAAATACAACTCGCGCCTGGACTGATGAGCAAATCCTACAGATAGCAGATGACTTAACAACTGCTGCGGGTGGGCTTGAACAGTTTGCAAGCAACGTTAGCAGCTTTACCGACTTTATACTCACTGACGCTGAGAAGTTTGCTCAGACCCAAGACTATGTTGCTAGCCTGTTTGACCGACTTGATGTTGCGCTACCGACAAGTACTCAGGCATTAAAGGCTTACGTGTCGGGTTTAGACTTATCGACTACCGCACACCAAGAAGCCTTTACCGCCCTCACCACGTCAAGCGATTTACTGGACGATTATTACAAGCAATTAGAAGACTACGCCAATTCCGCTTATTCCTTTGATACCGATTTAGGTATTGCCGATGGCATGAAGCCACTGCGCGATGCCCTCGCCGCTGTCGGTTTGAATATCGACATTGTTGAGACCGCAGCGCAAGGCGGCATTGAAGCGCTGCAGGCGCTGTTTGGCGGCCTGACCGATGTGCAAAAAGCGGGGCTTGAACCGTTTACTGATTCTATTCTGGCTATGCTGCCTGCGTTTAAGTCGGCGGCAGAAATTGCCAGCGAGCGCCTAAGTTTAGAAAATCAGTTACTGCAATTGCTGGGTGATACCGAGGAATTACGGCGTCGCGAGCGTGAAGCGATCGACGAAAGCAATCGTGCTTTGTATGACCAGATTAATGCGCTGACAGATCAAGCTACCGCTGCGCAAGCCGCAGCGTCTGCCGAGCAAGAACTGGCTGCTGCCCGTGAACAAGTAGCTCAGCAGCGGATCGGTTTAGAGAATCAGTTGCTGCAATTGCTGGGTGATACCGAGGAATTACGGCGTCGCGAGCGTGAAGCGATCGACGAAAGCAATCGTGCTTTGTATGACCAGATTAATGCGCTGACAGATCAAGCTACCGC